GAAAAAAATTAGCGGTTAGCCTGCGCTTCCCACTTCTTTCTTTGCCGTGCCCTATCAGCTTCAATCCACTGCGAATCCGTCATGGTCTTGATAGACCGTGGATCCGTAGTGTCATAGGCCGGTAATCCAGTGGATCGGGCAGAGACAGGCGAAATAGGTGCTGGCGCTGACGATGTACGTCTCACGGGCGGGTCTGCGGCCAATTTGGCCTCAATCCGTCCAATCTCTTTAGCCTGGCTGAGTGGCGACAGACGGGAAATGCGTTCCGCTTCCTTGGGGTTTGTGCCGAGATGGTATGCCAACTCAGGCCCAATATCCGAAGATTGGATTGCCTCTGCCATCACGTTGGTAATCGGAAGTTTGGGGTTGTACGCGACTTGTTCAAAGTCTTCGTATTTGCTCCGCGCTTCCTCTTCCCGTTCGTGGTAGCTTTCAAGAACTTGCGACTGCTGTTTTGCCGCTTCACGCTGTGCAATCAATTGCTCGGCCTTTTGATAGGCCAGCGCGTCGGCGTAAGCCTCCGTGCTTTCAAATTGATCAGCAGACTGAACCGGCGCGACTCTTAACGCTTGCGTTTCCGCAGCGCGTTGCGCTTGATCTCGTTCCCACTTCCTTTGCTCTCTTGCAAGGCGTTTGCCGATTGCAGCGTCCAATTCTTCCTGTGTGAAAGTCTTAGATTGCTGTTCATCAGCTATCTCCGGCGCACTAACTTCGGGTTCCGATACAGCCGTTGCAATCGGTTCCGGCGCGGGGTCAACTACCGCTAGGTTTTCTTCTGACATTTTTGATTCCATAGAATCCCTGGTGAACGCACCAGTACGTTTTTTGCATTAATCGAATGCGACTGTAAATGCGGCGGATGTACCGGCCAAAACGATATACAGTCCCTTGTTGAAGAACAATCCCGCAGGAATGTTCAGGTATGAGGTTCCCGCCGACACGCTAAAAGTGTCCGAAATCTTTGGGTCGCCAGTGCTGGAAGATTGCGAGTCATAAATGGTGAGCGTTCCGCTGCTGGACGCCGACACAAAGATTCCAAACAATTTGCCCGCGCCAACCTTGACTTGCTTGGTTGCAGCCAGTTGCATATAGTTTGCCATGATGTTTCCTTATGCCAAAAAGCGTAGTTTATACAGGGTTCTCAGATAAATTTCGATGATGTTGTCAATCAACTGCTGGAGCGAAGAGTCTGATTTATCACACACATTGTACCGAGCAGCTTCAATTTCAGCCAACGAATCCTCTAGAAACTCAATGACGTTGCTGGTCTTCTTCGCTGAGTGCAAGGTAATCGGGCCAATCAAACCATGCCTGCCTTGGTAGGCTTCGGCAAAATCATCCGCCGCGCCGACGATGCGCTCGTAAAAAATATTCAACGCCTTGTGCTTGCTAAAGCTGCGCGTGTTCAGATGGACGCTGTGCGTCACATCACGAGCTAGGAACAGCAAGCCTAAAAAATCAGCGGGTTTCATTGTTGCATCTCCATCGGCATCTGTTCAGGTTCCATCGGCATCTGCTCCATGCCTTCCATTGGCATCTCAGGGCCGGTAATCATTTCACGCCCAGGCATCTCGTTGACTAGGTCGCCAGATGTAATCATGCCATGAACGGTTCCCAACACAACATCTTGAATCTGTTCAAATGTCATACCGGCCTGCACCGCAGCAATCCGCTTGGTTTCAGCTTCGTATAGCTTCACTTGCGCCTCAAAGTCCTTGCGCTGTTGGTCTTGCATTTCAATGGACTTGCCGACGTTTTGAATCATCTGGAACATCTGCTCCATCTCTTGGCCCATAGCCTGGATCTGCTGTTCGGCCTGCTGCAACTCAGGCGGCTTGTCGCCGTCTTGCATCAGCTTGGGATCAATGGTCTTTGCAAAGCGTTTTGCCATCTCTTGAGCGCCCGGCCAGTCCATGTTCTTCACAAACAGATCACCGGCCACTTGCCACAGTTGCGGGTTGCCTTGCAGCAACTGCGCCATCGCTTCTAGCGCCTCTTGGCGCTTGGTGGCGTAGCCTGGGCCGGTGGTGACCACTACGTCGTACTTGCCAACCGACGGATTGTAAATCTTATCGATCACAATGCCTTCTTGGTTGACAATCTTTTTGACCGGCTCGGCTTGCATCGGGTCAATTTTGACCATATCAGTTTCGCCGTCCTCGCCGATGATCCGCGCCACCCGCTGGGTATCGTAAATCTTGGGAATCAGGTCAACTAGCTGGCGAGTGATGTGCCTCACGCCACGGGCAAGATTGTCACCGTAATGGTAAGTACCTACATCGCCCTCACGCTGACGCGCAAGAATCGCTCTTCCTGAGCGTTCGTTGGATGTCATGCCCAAAGATGCGTTGTATTGACCAGTTGACGCCTTAATGTCTTCGGACGCACCAGCTTTTGCCTGCAGCAGCCCGCTAGACGCCATTGGCGGCTGGGCGCGCTGTGGTAAAGGCAGAATGCTGCCAGATCCGTCGGTGACGTCTGGGTTTACTTCCAAATACGGCCAGTTGGTCGTGTTTGCGGTCTTCCACTGGGTTTCGTAACCCTCAAACTGACCGCCATAGCCAATAAATGGCGCTTTCGGAGCCAAAGCCAGCATTTCTGCCTCTTGTGACACCCAATAGTTGTACATTCGTTGCGCGTCTTTGGCATTTCGCACAATTCCTGACACATACAGACGCCCGTCAACCTCAAATTCGTTGCCGACAATCCGCACAACAGGGATATACCGGCCCGCCCACTCGCGTTCTTCCAGTATTTCGTATCCGTTGATCTTGCAATACTTGATTTTGCGCCGGTCAGACTCGCGTGACTTCAACGGTTTGCCAAACTGGCGTTTCAGCATCTTGTCCTCGGGTGTACCGGCAAACGCCGTGATGTTCCCAGGGTACAAATTCAGCGTGGCGCGGTCGTAGTCAACGTAGTAGTAGTCCGCAATGCGGATTGTGTCTTCGTTGAGCCATTGAGACAGATTCTGGTCACCGACGCCCAGCGATTGCAAGGTCGTGATAGGCGCCGAGTCAGGGTAAATACGCGCATAGTCGGCTTTCTTAATGTCCTCAGTGATGAAACACCACTCGGTATCAGACCCGCACGGGTCTTGGATCGTTGGATCCATGTAGACGCTGAAACTGTTGCGGATGCGCCCAATCTTGATGTCCTGGTCAAAGGTATCGTCGTCGCAGTATTCCGTCAGGATGCGGATGTAGCCTTCGCCGTAGCTGACCTGGTTTTCGCAGGCGGTGTCGTAAGCGACATCGGCATCCGAGATGTACTCAATGTGCCTGACCATGCCGTTGAAGATTTCGGCGACTGCAACGTCGGCCTTGTCGTCGGCAGGAATAACCTTGCCACTTGGGCGGTTTTGGCGTTGGTCATTGGTGACTTGCCGGACGTGCTGCGGCAGTTTGTTGATTGTCAGGCACGGCCTAGCGTTGATTGTCTGGCCCTGCACCGCGCCGCGAGTCGCCAGCACATCAGCAGGCCACTGCCAGTGATTGTCCGGGCTGCCAGCGTAGAACTTCAGGTCGTCAATCTCATCCTCGCGAGATTCAGACAAAGCCCCGATGGCCATGTCCAGACGGCTGCGGGCAGTCGCCAAGATATTGGCCGTGGTGTCCTTCTGACCGCCGCCGTTGGATACCGCACCAGCGGCGGCTATGCCGGTGTAATCAGCCATTATTTAATCTTGCTCAAAACCTTGTTGACTGTAGCCTTGACATTGTTGCCTGCGGGGATGCTACCGTGGCATCCCATGCCGGGCGTCTTGGAATAAGTCTCTTTGTTGCGGTCAGGCATACCAGCGCCGGACACTTTAGGTTCGCGGCTGTTAAGTTTGCTGATGGGTTCAAGGGTTTTCATTTCTTTCCTTTCGGTTTTTGCGCTTCGCGCTTGACAGAATATGCAATTGCAACCGCCTGCTTCACCGGCTTACCGGCGGCAACTTCAGCCTTCACGTTCTTACGGAAAGCCTCGGGTGTTTTTGACTTGACAAGTGGCATTACTTACCTCTCATGTAAGTTTTAAGATCTTGTTCCATTACATCATGCATACGTTTTTCTGCTTCCAATGCTTCTGGCACGGATTTATACGTTGGGAACTTAATCCCAGACCGTATAGCAAAACGCATTGCATCAGGCACTTCTCTTACCGATCCACCCCAATATCTAGGCAATATCATAGCCCCATTGTCGGTGTCAACAACAGACCCCATAAAAGTGGTCATGCCACCATCATCATGTTTTAAACCACTTCCCGTCAGCAAATTCTGCCGATGATAATTCAACGCGGCTTGCTCGTCCGGCGAGAATTTATCAATGTTGGGAAGTTCTAATGCGGGCATATCAAGCTCCGTGGATGATGGCGTAGTTGATTACAACCGCTTCGCTCAAATTGCCGCCGCTGATGTTACGCAAGGTAATTGTGCAAGTGCCCGTACTCATGCTGCTGATCCAGCAGTTGTACGCGCCAGATGTAGCGCCCGCGCCAACATTCAAAATAATCACGTCTTTGGCGCTAATCAAGTTGTTGGTCAACGTAAACGTCACGTTAGTCAACGTGTTGAGCGTTGCGCCGTTCATCGTAATCTGGCCCATGCTCGCATTGAGCGTCACGCCAGTTGATTTGCTTGACCCTTGCGTTACTGATCCTTGGGCAACAGGTGCATACCCCAGTTCTTCAGTTACATAGCAAGTGGAAAATTCGGGATCAAGATACGCGACGCCGATTGCTTTGGTGTTAGACATTTACTTGCCCTTCTTTGCCGTCTTGGCAGAATCTTTGAAATCTTTGGCGCTAGGCGCTGCCTTTGTGCCAGGCTTGTTCATCTTCTCTTTGGAGCCAGCCGCAATGCGTGCTTGCTTGGCGTGAATGTTTGCGTATAGTCCTGGTTTGGTTGCCATATCAACACTTCCATCGTTTAAGAGCAGCTTTAGCGCGTTCGCCGTCTTTGGCGTTGGCCGCTACAGCGCCCATTCTTGCACAAAATGAATCCTTGCGGCCTTGGTCTGCTTTGGTCTTGGGGCTGGGTGCTGGCGCTTTCAAGTTGCTGCCAGTCGCCGCGTTGTACTTCTCGCGGCCCTTGGCCGTCAGGCCAGCGCCTTTGGATGTTGGCAGCTTCTCGCCACGACCAACTGACAGAGACACTTTTTTCATGCGCCCATCCATGATGTATTAACGCCGCTGCCTTGGGAGTTCACGCGGCGGGTTGGTTCCGTGTACTGCCGATGCGCCACAGGAAAGGCAAAGGTCACGGCAATCGCGTCTGCCGCGTCAGGTGAAGCCAATCCTCTTGCACGCATTTCTTTTTTCCCTTCTAGGAAAATAGTCCCCGATGAATTCGGTTTCTTCATAGGCCCAGTTAGGTCAGCTTTAAGCTGCCGGTCTGTGGGAATACTAGCAGATTTTAACCACGTCCTCATATCGTTCCACATTTCGGCACGCTTATTCCCGAACGCAATAGAGTGTTTCGCCTTGGAACCGAAGTTCACACCGCGCACTTTATACCTCTGCTCGGTCAGCCGATCCAGTATCCCGTAGCCCAGCCCGCCCTCGTCAATCACCGTCAGAACAGGCTTGTATTCCTCCATCGCCTCAATGACGCGCCCGACAATCATCATGGTGTCCTCGCCCTGATAACGCTTAATCGCCACAATGTCCCGCCCCTGGCGTATCGCAATCACGGTGGCATCAGCACCGCCGCGGGCAGGATCTACTCCCATCACGATAGGCGCGGTCAGATCCTTGTAACGCGGGCGCTTGGCGGCATCATCCACCAGTGTCCCTGAGATGAACTGATCTTCGCCTGCTGACGGGAATTCACCGTACACCTCAACCTTAGCCTGGGCCGAGTCCTCGCCATACTCTTGAATAATCTGATCGTAGACAGCTTTATCCGTGTCCTCCACCGTCCTAGCATCTACGCACCGCGTGTTCCAGAAATCCCTCTTGGCGTTAAAGCATTCAAAGAAATAGCCTTCATTGCGGCGCGGGTTGGAAAACGCAAACCAGTACCGGTCGGGCGTGTTCTCCGTAAAGAATCCTGCGCCCACTTCCCAAATCGGATTAGGGATACCGCTGGACTCATCAAAGATCAGCATCATGCCGTCCTGGTTATGGACACCAGCATAAGAGTCAGGATTCTCCGCAGACCACAGCTTACCCTCGCAGGCCCAGTAGCGCGTTCCCTTTTTCAGATCACGCTCAACCAGTTCCGTCAACCAGTTCGCAGGCACTAACTTGGTGGCGCTTATCTCCCACCAGTGCGAGTTAATCAGCATCGCCGCCCACTTCGTCAACTCGGCCCAGGTGACCGAGCGCAACTGGTTCTCACTGTTCGCGCTGACCACTACGCTGCCGCCAATCCGTGTTGTCAGCATCCACAGCACCAGCCAGCTAACCAATGCCGACTTGCCAATACCGCGCCCAGATGACACCGCCATTCGCACGGTGTCATAGGTAATCTGGCCCTGCTGCTTTTTAATGTGCGCCGTGATGTCTCTCAGCACCTCGCGCTGCCACTTGCGCGGACCGGTGAACCTTTCCAATGGCGTGTTCTTGACGCCCCAAGGAAATGCAAACCTTACAAACGCCTCTAGGTCATTGGCAATTGCCGGTGACCATAACTCCGTCATCAGCTTTTGTTCTTCCTCGCCTTTGTATATCGGGAGTTGCATTAGTAGCCAAATATTTGCTCATCAGTCAGACCCAAATCGCGAGCCGATTCAATAATCTGCATATATTTATGCGCCCCAATGTCGCCTGGTCTTTGGGTCATCAGCTCCCTAACAATTGGCAACGCCATAGTGTTGTCTTTCCAATTCCTAGTCTGTGGGCCTACGGCGTCGTTATACGCTGACACCAATGAAAACCCAGCTTTGGGATCAGGGTCATAACCCTCGTCAAGCCCCCTGTGCGTCACCCTAAACGCGCCAGCATTCAGCAACGCATCAAAGTTCAAAGGTTTATACGCCACTTTTAAATTTGCGTTATCGCTTGTCATATTTGCATACTTGCCAAAATCCGTTATCGCTGAATACGGTCTTGCGGCAAGCATATTCACCGGTGCAGGCGCTAACGCATTCCGTACAGGGTTAGGCATGGTGCGTGGAGGGTAGTGGTTTTGTTGGCGCGGTTATAGCATAAAAAAAAATAAAAATTGTGCGCGGAGGCTACGTCTCCTTGGCCCTTTCGCGCTGGCCCTACCCCCCCCCCCCTCCCGGGCGGCGGGCGGCGGGCAGCGCAGGCAGGCTGCGGGCGGCGGGCAGCGGGCGGCGGGCAGCGGGCGGCGGGCAGCGGGCAGCGGGCGGCGGGCAGCGCAGGCGGGCAGCGCACAATCACTATGCATATGCACTATGCACTATGCACTATGCATATGCATATGCACTATGCACTATGCATATGCACTATGCATATGCACTATGCACTATGCACTATGCATATGCACTATGCGTTGCCAACCATATCAACATGGTTACCAATATGGTCACTATATGCAATCACTATTCCTGTGCACAACTCTGCCAACGCATTGCTCCCCATAATAAACGCCAGCATAATTGTAAGCCCTTGATTCCATTGAATATTTTGCCTATTGCATTAACAATATACAAATAACGCAATAGATACAGTGTCCATTATGTGAACCTAGGAATGCTGTTTATGGCCTTTTCTGCTTAAACATTAGGCACGTGACCATATTCTGTGGACAACTTCGGGTACTTTTTACTTTAATCCTGTGGATAACTTCGGTGTTATGTCCGTGACGTCCATTCCGATCTGGACGCGGGAGCGTGCAGCCTCGAGCGCGTCAATGACACTTATGCGGTCATCACGCACGGACACATCAATCTTGTCGCCATACACCCTTGGATATAGCTTGGCGGCCACCCACTTGCGTGCGTCCACTTGCAGGCGCTTCTGGTTCACCCAGGCGCTGATCTCTACGCCTTGCAAGTGGCTGGGTATCTCAGCGTCCGCCAGTTCAATAATCTCCTCTGCCAGCCGCGCTGCGCGAATCTTTTTAGCCTTCTCATACGCTTCCTCCAACTCAGGGTTTGCGTCTAACACGCGCTGCGCCTGAGAGTAGCTGATGCCTATTCCCTTGATGGCCGTTGTCAGCGACGCGCCAGCACCAACTCTGTCAAATATTCCCTTCCAAATTTCTTTGCTATAGGTGGGCGGGCGGCCAGCGCCGGGCTTCACGCGCGTAGCTAGCGCGCAATCTTGTGCGCTTTCGCCGCCTTCCGCCTTATCGAATGCACTGCTGATTGCCTTTTTCGCAGCACGTTGTGCTGTTTTTAACTCCGATTGCCCTACAAACGCCATCGCGCTACTTTCCACGCTTGCCGCCTTTCGCGTGTATTTCCGCTTCTGCGGTGTCAAAGAGTTTGGTTCCTCTGAATGGCTTGCTGATGTCAATGTCATTTTTCATGTCCTCAAAACCGCTTGATACTGTCGCTTCCACTTTAACCATTTGCGTACCGGGCAATGCTGCCTTGATCTCACGCACTTGGCTTAGTGTTGGCCCGTTCATTACCACTTCCAATTCCGCAAGTGTCCAAATTGAGCGTGCGCCTGGCTCTTTGCGAAACTGCTCATACCAAGTCGCCATTGTCCTATCCCTGACAACGACTAGCAAGCTGCCGTCCTGCATCCTATGTTCCATGCAGTCGATTTCCGGCATCCTTTGTAGCCCTACCCCCTCAGCCCACCTGGTCAACGCCTTATATGCCGCGATCATTCCCTTGATGGCCCTCTCCAACCGTTCCTCGTCACGCGCTTGGCTGGCCTCCCAGATACGCTCCCGTTGCGCGATGACCTTTCTCCGGAACTCTGCATCCACCAGGTCGATCACTCGGTCTACCCCGTAAACCTTCTCATGCTCCATCTTTGCGGTCTCCATTTCAACCATG